GCCAAGGCGAACCCGGCCGGAAACTACAAGAGCTGGGGCATCTTCTACGGGTATTTCGCCTCGGCGAATGACACATAAGAGCCGCGGCTGCCCTCGCGGTTCTATCGGCCCGGCGCTGCTGCTCGTCAGGAGACGGCAGCGTCGGTTCCGCCGTTCCATCCACATCAACGAAAGCCAATCCCATGAAGAACTTGATCTCGCGGGTGAGCGGCGGATTACTTGCCGGCCTCGCTCTTGCTCTGCTTGTCGTCGGATCTGGGCTCTATGTCGCGGCTCAACCCGTGTTCTCGCCGCGCATATTCCCGACCCAGCAAGTCCACTACATGCGGTTCCCGGTCAACTTCAATTCCTGCCCACTCCCTGCCGCGGCCGGCAACTGCTCCTATAAAGTCGGCGCAGTTCCATACAATTCATGGATCCTGCGCGGCGTCCTCGAGGTATTCACCTCGTTCAACTCCACCACCACCGACACCGTTGCATTGAGCACGGCTTCCGGCACGGGTGCATTGCTCGTGGCGGGAACCTCGACGCACGGTGCCGCCGGGGTCACGCAATTGACCATCGTCACGGCGACCGGCCTCGGTGTGCAATCGACCGGCAACAACATTGCCCAGACCGGGAGCAATGGCGGCTTCGATATCTGGGCAAATCTCGCGTACACGGGCGCCTCGCCCGCAACGGCTGGAGCCGCCGCCATCGTGCTGGAATACGCCGCTCCCAATGACGGACTATGCGGGCCGGTCGCACTCGGCGCCACCGCTCCCGGATGCTGAGGGCAACGGGGCGGGATCTCCCCGCCCCTTCCTCCATGAAAGGATAAATCCATGAGCCTAGCCAATAGCGCGCTTCTCAATTCACTGTCGCTCGCCGGCACGGTGCTGGACGACAACCAGACCGCCGGCGGCGCCACCGGCGTGACCGTGCAGGCTGGCGCCACCTCGATCGTCGGCGAGGGCATCCGCGTGCTGCGCGGCGCCGCCGGCACCAGCGTCATTCTCAAAAGCGTGCTCTCGGGTGACGCCGGCCCCTTGGTGTGGATCGTCAACGACGGCCCCAACTCGATCAATGCCTTCCCGGCGGCCGGCGAGTTCAACAATGGCGGCGCCAATCAGGTATTGGCAGTTCCGGCCGGTCAAGGTGCCATCTTCGTTCGGGTACCGAATAACTTGGCTGGGTCCAGCAGCGGTTGGCGTAGCGCCGTAATTCCTTGAGAGGTGAAAAATGAACAGCACCGCAGAACTGACCCGCGCCAAGACCGCCGAGCCGAAGGCCGAGATCAAGGTCACGTTCCATCCCGGCCCCGAGGACAAGGCACAGGCGACCGTAAATGGCATCCTCTTTGTCGCCAACAAGCCTGTCGTGATGTCACGAAAAAACAAGCGGCATTACTTCGAGGACGACATGCCCCAACACCATGTCGCGGCCGACGGAACCCATACCACGCGCACCGTGAGGACACTCACCTTCATGCCGGATCGACTGAAGGACAATCCGTTCTTCGAGGTCGAAGGCTTCCCGCGGTTCGTCAAACCGATCGCGCACGGCCGCAAGCCGCAAACCGCGGAAGAATACCGGTCCTGGGCGCAAGCCTGGTTCGCGGCGGCGGGGACCGATGGAAGCGACGAGCAAACCCCGCGGGAAATGGTCTATCGCTGGGACGTCGAGAAATCGATGCGCGAGCTGATCGGCGTCGGCGAGGAGGATATTGCGATGCTGCGGCCGTTCTTCGACATGAAGGTCGAGCAGATGAACAGCAACCTCGGCATCAAGCACGCCAGCAATGACGGCGGGGATATGTAATGGCTCCCTACGCCGGCCAGTACCGCACAGTCAACGACCTGATTGACGAGGCGCTGGCAAAATTGGGCGTGAAATCGGCCGGCCAGCCTACCGATCCGGAAGACTACAACTACGTGTTTTCAGCCTACGATGCCATCCTGCGCAAACTGGCCGGCCTGGAGATCATCACGCTGTCGAGCTACGACACGAGTTCCGTTCCCGGCGCGTGGTTCCTCGATCTCGCCTCCATCATCGCCGGCGAGGTATGTCAGAAGTTCAGCTACACCGGGCAGGACCGCACCGACATGATGAATGCGGGGCTCGGCGACGGCGTGACGGTCGAGATCGGCGGCGGCGCCGCCGCCAAGTCGCTCAAGCAGATCACGCGGTTGAAGCCGACCTTAGAACCGTTGAAGGCCGATTACTTCATCTGGGCGGCACTTTTTATTGCAGCATCGGGAATGATTTCATGAATCTAACCCATGAGAGGCTTCTACGGGTTCTCTTCTACGATCCAGAGAGCGGTATTTTCTCGTGGAATACTAAAACAGTCACACGCGGACGCCCCAGTAAGCTTTTCGGTGTGAGAGCCGGAACCATTTCGGGCGCTGGAAAGACCCGCACAAAATCTTACCGAATGATCGGCGTAGACGGCACAAAATATCAGGAGCACCGATTGGCTTGGTTCTATATGACAGGCGAATGGCCGGCCTCTCTTGTCGATCACAAAGATCTCGATGGCCTCAATAATAAGTGGCTAAATCTCCGTGAAGCTACGCACAGCACGAATAAGGCAAATCGCGCGGCGCCTGCAAACAATACAACAGGCTTCAAGGGCGTCAGTTTCAACAAAGCCCAAGGGCTCTATCAGGCGAGTATTTGCCGCCAATACAAGCAGATGCATCTCGGATTTTTCGATACCGCAGAGCTTGCAGCTGCGGCCTATGAAAAGGCTGCGCGCGAGCTATTCGGTGAGTTTGCACGAGCATCCTGATGCCTAACACTCCCTACATCCCAATTCCATGGCCGTTGAGCTCGTTTCCTGGCTCAAACCTGCATCCCGGCGACAACACGCAGGAATCGGCCGGGAGGATCGTCAATCGATACGCAGAAGCCCTGGGCGAGGCGCAGCACCCTACCGGACCATCGGCCCAGGTCTGGCGACGATCGCCTGGGCTGACACGCCACGCCGTCACGTCCCAGACCGGTTACCGCGGTGGTCTGATCGTCAACAATCTGTCCTATGAGGTGTGGAACAACAACCTATCGACGGTCGACGCCGGCGGCGGCGTGACCTCGCTCGGCAGCATACCGGGGACGGCTCCTATCAGCATCGCGCGCGATCTGGCCGTCACCGTCGATGTCGTGATCGTTAGTCCGGGAGATGGGGCGTTCACGTCGACCGGTGGGGCGGCGCCCGTCTCCTACAACGGCGGCGGCGTGCTGCCGCAGCCTAACAGCGTGGCGTTCCAGGATGGCGTCTTTCACTTCACGATCGCGGACGGCCGGGTGTTCGCCTCCGGGATCAATGCACTGACGCAGAACGCGCTCACGTTCGTCAAACTGCAGTCGAAGTCAGATGTCGTCCTGCTCCGCGGCATTGCCTTCAACGGCATGATGTACTTTTTCACCACGGGCGGCTGCGAGGTCTGGCAGGACACGGCAGCCCCGACACCAGCCTATCCCTATACAAAATTCATGACGCTGGCCTATGGGCTGGTGCAGCAGAGCGCAATCGCGGGATGGGAAACCGGTTTCGACGATCTGATCTGGGTGGCGCAGGATTTCAACGTCTATCGCCTGCCGTACAACACGCTGCAACCGGGACCGGCGATCTCGCCGCCCGCGCTCAACACGCTGATCGAGTTCGCGGTCAAGGCCGGCGACACGATCAAGGCCGGCGTCCATATCTCGGCGGGTCGTAAATTCTGGACGCTCACCTCCTCGACATGGACCTGGCAGTTCAACCTCTCGACGCAGAAGTGGAACGAGCGGCAGAGCCTCAATGCCTTGACCGGGCTCTATGGCCCGTGGCGCGGCGTCGGCGGCCACAACGCCTTCGGCAAATGGCTGATGGGAGACACGCAATCAGGAAACCTGCTGTTTACCGATAGTCAGAACTTCACCGAGGATGGGGCACCGCTGCGCTCGCGGATCGAGAGCGGGCCAGTGAGCGCATTCCCCGGCCAGACCAGGATCGCGCGCGCGGATTTCAATTTCGTGTTTGGGGTGGGCGAAAACGTCGCCAACTTCATCACCAACGTGGTCGGGACGGCGGCCTCGCCTTCGCATCTGATCCGGCTGGAGGTCATCTCGACAGCGGGGATGACAAACAACGATCAGGTCAATGTCGCCGGCGTCCATGGCACGACCGAAGCCAATGGAACGTGGGTGGCAACCATCGTCGATCCGACGCACATCGATCTGCAGGGCTCGCTGTGGGCCAATGCCTGGACCTTTGGCGGCACGGTTACCGATGTCACGGCGCCGCATAACATGGTCGCCCCGGTGTGCGCCATATCGTGCTCGAAGGACGGCGGCATCACCTGGGATTACCCCGCAATCCGCCAGATCGGGACGCAGCAACACGTCAAAGGCGTGCGCGCCTCGGTGAAATCGCGCGGCATGTCGGGGATACAAGGCGTGCGCTGGCGGGTCGATTGCAGCGATAGTGTCTATGATGGTTTTTTAGGTGGTACTATGAGTACAAATCCATTGGAGCCTCCCCCGTAATGCCAGTGCCTGCAGCCGAGTTGCCATCACAAGACGCGTTGCTCGCGTGCTTTGATTACGATCCAATTACCGGCGTTCTGCGCTGGCGTCGTCGTGACCCGATAAAACAAGGAATGAAGATCGCCAACGGCAAATGCGCCGGGAAGGCAGCCGGATACGTGCGCGAAGGCAAATATATTGCCGTCATGCTGGATGATGTCACCTATTACGCACATCGCATCATCTGGAAGATGGTTACCGGAAACGATCCGCCGGATTGGATAGATCACGAGGACGGCGACGGAACCAACAATAGATGGCTCAATATGAGAGCGGCTACCCACGCTCAGAATATGTGGAACACTTCTATTTTCAGGAACAACACAAGCGGCTATCGCGGCGTTTCGTTCATTAAGTCCCATGGCAAATTTAGAGCAGCAATCGGCATTGGTGGAAAGAAAAAGCATATCGGCTACTTCAATACGGCGGCTGAAGCGCATCTTGCTGTGGCTGAAGCGATCTTTAAGACCCGCGGCGATTTCGCGAGGGTCGCATGACAGCAGGAGCAAAGCCACTCGGCCCGGCCGGAATGCCGGTCGTGCATACGGATGGTGTCCCGACCACCGAGTTCGGCGCCTGGCTCGATTACGTCAATCGCTTCATCGCGGCACCGGGGCCGCTCGTGAGCGCGGCCAATGACGCCGCCGCCGCCGCCGCCGGGGTGCCGGTGGGTGGAATCTACAGAATCGGCAACGCCGTGCAGGTACGGCTAGTATAGGAGTACGTGTCATCGGCCTCTTCGACTACTTTAGCGGGCAAGACGCGCAGAACGCTGCGGATGCGCAGAAGGCCGGCATTCAGCAGGGCTACGCCAATCTAACTCCGTTTTTCAGCCAGGGCCGCGATGCGCTCACGGGTGCGCTCGGCACCGGCACTGGCGCGCTGAATACCGCGCTCGGCAACGCGACGAATGCCTATGGTTCAGGCCTGACCGGCGCGACCGGCGCCTATGGACAGGCGCTCGGCGCCGGTACCGGCGCGCTGGGGGGAGCGCTCGCCGGATCAGTGGGAGCATACCAGCCCAACCTACAGACTGGTCAGGCCGGGCAGAACGCCTATGCCAATGCGCTCGGCGTCAATGGTCCGGCCGGCAACGCTCAAGCCGTGCAGAATTTCCAAGCCGGCCCCGGCTATCAATTTCAAATGGACCAGATGATGCAAAACCTGCTGCGCAATCAGCAGGCGACGGGACAGGCCAATTCGGGTGCGACGAATGTCGACACCTTGCAACAGGCTTCCGGCATCGCCAATCAGGGCTGGCAGCAATATCTGCAAAACCTGCAGCCGTTCATCGGTTCTTCGAATGCGGCGGCGCAAGGAACTGCCGGCGCCTACCAGAATTACGGCAACCAGGTCAGCGGTCTCAACCAGAACATCGCCTCCGGCATTGGCGGCGCGAACCTCAACACGGCCTCGGGCCTCGCCGGCAGCAACGTCAATGTCGGACAGCTCCTCGCCGCCCTCAATCAGGGCACCGGCAGTCAACTGAACCAGAGCCTGCAGGGCCAGGGCAATGCGGCCTACGGCGCCGCCACGGGAATCGGCAACGCCCAGGCCAATGCGGATCTCGCTCAATACACCGCGTCCGGCAACTTGTGGAATACGCTCCTCGGCGGCGCCAATGCCGCCGCCAAAATTGCTGCGGCGTAAAGGGCTGATCAATGGCCGGTCCCCAAGACTATCTGACGGTGAAAGGACCGGAAGGCGCCAGCTATTCGCTGCCGAAGTTCGATCTCGGCTCGCAGATCGCGTCCATCCCGACGTCATACCAGGAGGGCCAGCAGTACGGCGTCAAGCGCGCCCTGCAGACGGCGTTCAAGGACGGGTTTCCTACCGATCAGCAGGGAAATCCCGATTACAATGCAATGGCAACCCGCTTGCTGGCGATCGGCGGCCCTGAAGCCGCGCAGCCATATTTCCAAATGGGCTTGCAGCAGGGCAATGCAGCCGGCAATCAGGCAGTTCTCGGCGGCCAGCCAGCGCCGCAAGGTGGCCAAGGCAATCCGCCGCAGACATTCACGCCGATGGCGCCGAATGCAGCGACCGGCCCCAGCGGCATCACGGGCGAGCATCTGAGCACGGGCGGCGGCTCGATCTTCCCGTACAAGCCGGGAACGTCGCCGCCGCAGATCATGAGCGGCGGCCCGCAAGGTGGCGCCGGCCTTGGCGGCCAGCCAGCGCCGTTTGCCGGCAATCGCGATCAGCAGGGTGCGCCTCCTGGTCCAGTAGGTGGCGGCACGATCACCCAGGACGGCACCACCGGCCAGCCTGCGGCACCTACATCATCGCGCGAGACGGCAAATAATGGCCAGCAGGACCGGCGCATTGTGGCAGCCGATCGTCTCGACGCGCATGCCGCACTAATTCTGCAGCAGGCATCGCGCTATGGTCAATCGCCGGCCGCCGTGAAGACGTTGCAGGACCGCGCGCAACAACTCACGGACCAGGCCAAGCAGTATCGCGAGGCGGCGCTGAAGGACACGGAGGCCACGCCTGAGCAAAAGAACCTTACTTCGGGCGCCTCAGGAAAAACCGCGATCCAAAAGCAGGAGATCGATCAATCCGGGAAGCTCTATCAGAGCCTTGTGGGCCAGGGGCGCACTGGCGCCACGATGGTGAACGATTCTCATGAGGCGCGTTCTATTCTGCAGCATCCCGATATGTTTACCGGCCTCGGAGCCGAAACGGCAGGGAAGACGGTTCAACTCGCCAAGCTGGTCGGTCTCCCAGTAACCAGCAAGCTGCCTGAGTTGCAGGCCGAATTGAACAAGACGACATCGAGCGCCGTCCTCAATCAAATGTCGCTCCTGAAGGCATCCTCGGAGGAAGGCGGCGCCGGATCGGCGGGCCGGGTATTCGTTCCCGAAGTCGAGCAGATGATCAAAGCAGCGACCAGCATAGACAACCCGACAGCGGCAAATCTTTATTTGACTACGATCAAGGAGCGGACCGGGGCATTCCTTGACCGCATAGGCAAAATGGCGATCACCTACAAACAGCAGCACGGCGGCATCCTTGATGCTGGGTTCGATCAGAAGTTGGCAACCGAACTTGGAAACTATCACGCCATGACAGCCCAGGAGAGGCAAGACCCGACAGTGCTTTCCAGTCGGGAGTTTGCTTCGCCGGCAGAAGCAATGAAGGCCAAGGTTGCGCCAGGAGAGACAATCCGCGTCCGTACCGGGCCTGGCCCGATGGACTTCAAATATCTGCGCTATGGCGGCGGCAAGGTGGCGCCCATGAGGGCGCCCATGAACTCATGACCGACGCACCATCGACGGACGCATGGTCAGGGGCTGGTTTTCAGGAGCTTCCGCAGGCTGCGGCTCCGCCAGCATCAACCGGCGCGCCATCCAGCAGCGACCCTTGGGCAGCGGCCGGGTTCAGTGACATCGGCAGCTCCGATCCACCCAAGCCGGGCGGCCTCGCTGGTGCATGGGATGAGATCAAGGATCGTTTCAATAACGAGTCCGGCGGCGGACTGATCGGCATGATTGGCCACGCCTATCACTTGGGGTCAAAACTCGGGTCCGGCGAGATTGATACGTCCACACCGGAGGGCGCGCTGGCCGGCGCTGATGCAGCCCTTACCTTCGGGCCGCCGACGCCTGGAGCGCTTGGAAAGCTCCTTCCGAACGCTGGCCGCGCCACCACCCAGGCTTTGTCTCCGGGCCAGCAGGCCGCGGCCACCGCGGAGCGCCTTGGCGCGCCACTCCCAAGGGGCGTGGCGAGTGATAGCCGTGCCCTGCAATCGACGACATCGGCAGCGGCTTCCGTTCCGATCATCGGATCGCGCATCCGCAATGCGGTGGATGCCACGCGGGAAGCTGCTGGCGAGGCTGTCGGGCAATCTGGCGTCGATGATGCGATTGCCGCCAACAAGCAGCGCATCAATGACCTCTATGACGGCGTGCGCGGTCAAATCGATCCTGACCGTCCCATGCCGATGCTTCGCACCGGAGCGGTGCTCGATCGCGTCAAGGCGCAGCGCACAGCCGCCGGGTGGCAAAATCCCAGCCAGGGGCTCGAGCAATTCGAGAACCTGGCGACTGATGGAGCAAGTTTCAACGGGGCGCAGAGGGCGCGGGTGGATGCGCGGGAGGCCGGCAACTCGCTCACTCCAAATCCCGGCTTCAACGCTGCCGACTACAACGCGATCAGCCGGGCTATGACGGCAGACATCCGAAACAACCTTGAAGTTCAGGGCGGCCAGCGTGCGCTATCCGGCTTCGACCGCGCGGAACAAAGCTTCGGCCCGATCTCGGAAGCGAACGCAGTGCTTTCGCGCATTTCCCGGCAGCGCGGCCCAGGAGCCGGCCTGGACGAGCTTGGTTTCAATCCAGCAACGGGGAGTTTCAGTCTCGATAAGTTCGTGACCTCATGGAACAAGATTAAGCCGGAGTCACGACCGTTCGTTCCGGCACCGCAGCATACCAGCAATATCAAGGATATTTTTCAGATGGGCTCGCACATCAAATCGTCGATGCGCGAGCAGAACACCTCGCACACATCAACGCCGCTGATCATGATGGATCTGGCGCGGGATGCGATTCTGGGAGGCGTGGCGATCGGAACCGGAGCAGTAGGGGCCGGTTCGGCTCTTGGCGGCACCGCAATGGCGGCCCCTGCTATTATGCTCATGCGCTGGCTGTCGAATCCGGCCAAGGCATCGGCGATGGCAAAATTCGGACGTGCGAACTACGCCTACACGTCAGCCCCAACTACCGCCCGGCAGGCGGCGCTGAACATTGCCACTCGGAATCTCGCAAGCAATCTCGGCGTTCCGGTCGCTGACATAGTAAAACGTATGTCGGCGAGCCCGAACGCAAATGCCGTCCCACTCCAGCCCGCCGGCAATGCCAAGGAATAGGGCGGCTGTCCAGCCTGGGCCAACGCTCAGAACTACCATCCATAGGCAAACCCATATGATCATGTGCCAATGCTTGCCAGGTGCCTTCCGCTCGATCCAAAGCGCGAGCGGGAAGATCACCAGCCATATGAAAATCCAGATGATCGGGTTCCTCAGCATCCTCGCGGTGCTCCTCGGTGCGCAGCCTGCATCGGCCCAGGGCTCGCTGCCGATCGCGCTGCAGCAAGTCTCCGACCAGAACGGCAAGCCGATCGTCGGGGCATTGCTGTATTTCTATCAGGTCGGCACGGTCGCGACCCGGCAAGATAGTTTCCAGGATACGGGCCTCACCAACGCAAATCAATGGCCGCTCCAGAGCGATGCCTACGGCCGTATTCCGATGTTCTACGTGGCCTCGGGCTCGATCCATGTGCGGCTGACCGATCCGGGCGGTTTGGTGATTTTCGACTATCCGAACATGCTGGTCATCGGGCCATCCGGCGGCGGCGGCGGCGGCTCCGGTACGGTCGATCCGACCGGGGTCGCGAGTACCGGTGACATGAAGTTCCGGCCGTCCTCCGAGGTGCTGACCGGCTGGGTGCGGATGAACGGCAACACGATCGGCAATTCCGTGAGCGGGGCGACCGAGCGCGCCAACGCCGATACGCAGGCGCTATTTATCTATCTGTGGGGCCTGGGCTTGACCCCATCCGGTGGCCGCGGCGCCAACGGATTGGCGGATTTCAACGCCAGCAAGACGATGCCCACCATAGACATGCGTGGCATGGCCCCTGTCGGCCTCGATACGATGGGGGCGGCGGCGGCCGGCCGCTTGAACGGAGCACTGTTCACCGCGGGAAATTCATCGACACCATTGTCCACCGGCGGCGAGGCCACACACACGATCACACAAGCGCAGTTGCCTGTGGTTAACCCGACATGGTCTCAGACCGGCGGCAGCGCGGGTTGGTCACAGACGGGTGGCAGTGCGTCATGGGCTCAATCGGGAACCGGTACTGCGCTGTTTCACGGTAATTCGGTGACGCCCACGCTCAACAATGCTGTCGGAGTGATCAACAATCAATCTGGAGGTAGCACAGTTGGATCTCCTGGCGGCACGACAGCCGTCAATCAGCAGACGATCACGGTCAATGCCTTCACGCCCAGTGGCAGCGTGGACACTGTCTCGGTTGCGGGTACCGTGAATGCCGTCTCAGTCACCGGCAATGTGACAGGCGTATCGGTCACCGGCAACGTTACCGGTTTTGGCTCCGGGGCCGTGATGAATGTCATGAATCCGTTCATTCTTGGCACGTACTACATTAAGCTGTGAGGCGCGATGTATTCCGATAGAACACTGCTTCCCCCGGTATCGAACCGGGAAGACCTCTATCTTCCGCTCTCGGTGTTCGATGACGACACCGGACAGCCCATCGACATGGTGGCGCTCGGCTGGACGTTTCAGTTCGAGATCCGGCGCGGCGGCCCCAAGAACACGGGCTCGGGATATATCCCCTGGTACGACTGGGGCACGCCCGACGATCTCGGCCCGCTGATCTCGGCCACGCTCAATGCACCGGTGGGAGCCGGCACCATCATCATCGATGACGTGGGCTTCATGCACGTCATGATCCCGGAGACGCTGATGCGGACGCTTTCGTCGTCGACCTATCAGGCCGCCATGACGGCAACCGATGGGTTCAGCACACGGCAGTTGTTTCTCGCAAGGCTCCCTGTTCTGTTCGGCGGTGTCACTATTTAGGAGCGACTGACTTGTCCCAGATGCCTGCAAGCGTCCGCATCAGCGCGCAGTTTCCCTTCCCGGCCGGCGTGGCCGGCACGACGCCGATCGCCATCACCAAGGCCAACGGCATCTGGTCGGTGGCGCTGCCGCTCGATGCGCTCGCGACACAAAATCCGTCCGGCGGCAACCTGACGACCGATTATCTGCTGGTCTGGGACTCGCTCACGGGCACATATTTCAAGATGCCGGTCTCGAATGTTCCGACCGGGGCGCCGGGCCCGCCGGGGCCGCCTGGTGCGACGGGACCGGCCGGCGGGATAACGGACGCGCCGTCCGATGGCGTGAACTACGGCCGCAAGAATGCCGCCTGGAACAACCTCGATACCATCTACGCGCCGATTGCCGCGATCAGCGGGTCGCGGTCATATCTCGCGGGCTTGACGCTATCGACATCGAGTGCTGCTGCTACCTTCGGCATTGCGCCAGGTGTCGCAGCCGACAGCACCAACACTACAATGATGACGCTGGCGGCAGCGATAACGACCAAAGGTTATAGCGCTTGGGCGCTGGGAAGCGGTGCCGGATCACTCGATACCGGAGCAGGAGGTTCCGCGAATACCTTTTATCATGTCTATCTGATCAAGCGCCTGGATACTGGCGTGGTCGATGTGGCCATTTCGTTGAGCGCATCTGCGCCGACATTTGGCGTAAACATTCCTGCGGCTTATACGCTGTTCCGTCGCATCGGATCGATAAGAATAGGCGCTTCTAATTTGGTCGGATACACGCAAAACGGGGACCATTTCAGATGGTCACAGGCAGTCCGAGACCTGAATGCGACGAATCCCGGAACTACCAGTTTTCTCCCTACTCTGACAGTACCTGCAGGAATTGTCGTCGAGGCCGATATTTCTGTTCTCATCGCCAACGCAACCAGCACTACAATTTATATTCTTTTGACATCGACCACAGAAACAGATCGGGTTCCTAGCGGAAGTGATTGCAATTTCGGTATTAGCGTCGCCGGCACTCAATTCTGTACTCCAATTCGCGGAGTGTTCACCAATACATCGACGCAAATCAGAGTTCGCTGCAGTGCCAGCGGCGTCAGTGATGTTTTGAATATAATGAATTTTGGATGGATCGATCGGCGCGGGAGGGACGCATGAACCCCGGCATCCCCGAAGAGGCAGGCAAGGTCGCCGCCGGTGCGATCGAGGCAATGAAGTCGACGCCTCTCGCGATCGCATTGTTGGTCGTCAATGTTTTCTTCCTCGTCTTCGCCGGCTATATGATCAGCGAAATATCATCTAACGCGCAAGCGCGCGACAAGACCCAAAGCGACCTGATCGCCAAGCTGGTGACCGAGTGCCGCCAGACGGGGCCGACGTAGGAGGCTGCCATGATCGCATTGCTGGTCTATTTGGTTATCATTGTCATCGTGTGCATCTTCCTGTGGTGGCTGATGCAACAGGTGCAACTGCCCGAACCATTGCGCAGGATCGCCACCATCGTTCTGGTGGCGATCGGCGTCATTGTCCTCATCGGACTGCTGCTGCAATTCAGCGGCGGCGGCTCGCTGCACATGCCGCGGCTGCAATGATGCCCGCGCCGCTGCTGGACGTGACCGGCAAGGTGAGCTCGTTTGGCGGCCCAGACGACACGGGCGTGGCGCCAGACGAAGGGTTGGCATTCATCTATGAGGTGAGTGATCAGCCGCGGCTGTTTCTGCCCGAGCAGCCTCCCGGCACGACCGGATTGGCTCGTCGACTAGACCCCGAGCAGATGTACGTGGCCTGCCGCTGGGACTACGCCAGGACGCCCAGAGACATGCTCCTGAAGCACCGGGCGCTCGTCCGCGTGCCCGGCACCACCAAGGCCATGCCGGCAACGCCGGCCGACTGGGGGCCTGGGGAGCAGACCGGGCGCGTGGCCGACATTTCCCCCGGCCTTATGACGCTGCTGGACCTCAAGACCGACGACACTGTGCAGGTGACATTCCCGTTCACCGAGGACTTGCCGGTCATGCCGGATGCGCCGCGGGTGGAGGTGGCGCTGACGGTGCCGGACGGCGTCGAGGTGTCGGTCACGGTCAATGGCCTCGACGTCACGGAAAAATAGCCTCCAGCGTATGCACCAGCCAAATGCCGGCGGCGACGATCAGCACGATGGTAACGGTGGCGATGAGGCCGCCATACCGGTGGTGCGCCAACCGGTAGCAAAGGGCGTCATAGGCTCTTAGCAGTCCCATCCGGTGACCTCCGACCATCCCAGGAATTTCCGCGCGCGGACGAATGCCCGACCGCGATCGCGGTGTGCTCCCGGCAATACGGCACGGTGGCCGGCTTGCTGGTGCCGCAGAAGCGGAACGGCGCGCGCTCCCCGAACGGCCAGCGGCAGGTAAACGCCGTGAGCTCCATGATGCCGATCGGCCCATCGGCGGGGGCGACCTCGGGCGCAGGCGGCGGTGCCGGCGGCCGTATCGTCTTAATCATCTTCTTTGGCCTCTTGATGAGGTTGCGGATCGCGGCCGGCTTCCTGGCCTCGCGCGTGAGTTTGAGACCCATGCGGTGGACCTTGCCCATGACGGCGCTGCGGGTGATGCCGAGCGCCTCGCCGATCTGGCCGGCGCTGTAATCCTGCGCCACCAGGGCGACGAGCCTGGCGGTGCGCTCCTGCGGCCACAGATTGTCGCAATGTGCAGGCATCACCTGTGCCGGTTTCTGTGCGTCCGTTTGTGCGCGGTTTGTCCGTCTGGTCCGGTATGTCCGACCAGATAAAATACCGAAAACTCAATAACTTGAGTGGCTGGGGGACTAGGATTCGAACCTAGATTGACGGAGTCAGAGAAACCTGTCCCAAAGTGGGTTGCGTCATCCATGATGCTGTTCTGGCGAAAGAATTTCAATTTCTTCTGACGTAATCCGCGTGTCCATGTGCCTGGTTTTGTGCGGCTCGTCGATTAGGAGCGCCGTCGATCCTTTGAGTGAGAACAACCATTCTCCCAGCCATATGCGGGCTGCAAGCGGTGTTTCATCGCTAATTTTTGCGACTATTTCATCGAGGGGCGGGGCAAGCCGGAACCATTCTGCGCGGAGGTGAAGGTCACGAAAAGTGCGGTGCAAAATGCGTTCTTCTTTTTTGCCTCCTAGAGCGATTGCCGCTAAGGCGATCGGAAACGGATTTCCTACTTGTGCAGCTGCCCACCTCTGCATCGGGTCGCGCGCATAGCCAATCTTGACGTATCCCTCGCAGGTCAGGAAGTAGATGTAGTGTGTCCACTTGGCGCGCCGTCGGTCGATCTCGGCCTGCCGTGTAAGGCGCTCCGCTTCTAGACGGGCAATTCTGGCTGGTGGTAGGGGTCGGCGGTGGTTCATCTTGCCACCTTGTGGTCTGTGCCGGTTTTTGTGCCGCCCAGAGACTCGGCAAGCGCCTGTTCATTCACGAAAGCATAGTGCTTTTCCGTCACTGAAACCGACGAGTGCCCCAGCAGAACAGAAACATCGTGGATGGTCTTCCCATCACACTGCAACCATCGGCATCCGGCCGTCCGGCGCAAGTCGTGCCAGCGGACAGCGGCGGTGCCACTGCGACGCCTTGCTGCCTCCAGGCCCTTACTCATGTGAACATATCGGGTTCCGGTATCAGGATTCACCAGGACGTAGCGCGTGTCCAGGCGACGCGGTATCGCATTCAGGATGAGGCGGCTTCTCTGCGTCAGTGGGACGTGCCGCGCCCGCCCGCTTTTGGTCTTGGTGGTGGTGGCAATGATGCCCCGCGCAAAGTCGATTTGCGGCCATTGCAGCCCGAATAGCTCGCTCAACCGCAGTCCGGTGTCTATTGCCAGGATAATGGCATCACGCACAGCGGGGCTAGCCTGGGCTAGCAGGGCGGCTTCCTCGGTCTCGGTCAGGTAGCGAGTGCGGGGAGGAGCCTCTTTGAGGCCGCGCTTGGCCCTCCGACGCAAGTAAGCCGGGATAGGGTTGCCGCCCTCGTCGATCCATTCCCAATCTTCGGCCGATGTAAGCATCGAGGATAGACAGGCGAAATCGCGCCGGATCGTCCCAGCTGTGACTCCATCGCTGCGCCGTTTGGTTTCGAAATCCGAAAGGGTGGAGCGGGTGATCCTGTCGAGGGTGAGTCCAGCGAAATGTGGCGCCAGGTTCTTCAAGCTGACGCCGTAACGCTTCGCGCCGCCCGGCTTGAGCGTCGTCAGGTGCTCCCGGATAAATCGCTCGGCCGCCTCCTCGAATGTGCGCCGCGGCTTGTCGCCCCACGCGACCGCGTCGAGCTCGTCGAGCCATGCCCTAAGACGTCGACCAGCAATCGCTCGATCCGCTGTTTTGAGGCTTCGGCGGTACTCTCGGCCTTGACGCTGGGCACGACCCCAGTAGACGCCGCCCCTTCGGTATAGCCCGGCCATGCCGATACCTCGCGTTGCGTTGATCGCCACCATGCCACGAATGCTTGGCGGTCGAAAAGCCATCCGCCGCCGTGTCCACTGGGCTGATGGGCGCCGGGGATGCGGCCCGCGGTGGCAAGCCGTGTCCAATGCCGCGCCGTGAAACCGTAATCGCGGGCGAGTTCTGATGCGCGAAGCTGGATCATTTTCGCTTTTCTCGTTCGGCAAAGACCACG